GGATAGATTCGCCCTCTTTTTTGGGAGATCCAGATACGCCTTGCTGACCGAAGCGGATGGTCTTGATTTGGTCGCCCGACTTGGCCACGACGACGTGGCTTTTGGTGGGGTGCGATGGCGTGGCCTTGGGCTTGTTGTAGCCCGAGACCCCGGCACGTGCAAGGCGTGTGTCTTTGGTGGCCATGGCTTAGGCGACGCGATACCAGCTGTTGGTGGCCTGGTAGAAGCGCATCGTGAAGAAGGCATTGGCGGCCAACGTGGTGGGTGCACCGAAGGCTGCTGCTGCGCCGTTCAGGGCCAGCGTGAAGCTGGTGATGATCTGGGTGGTGGTGACCAGCACCTGTGTGCCGTCTGGCACGCCAGTGTTCAAAGGCAGGGTGACTGTGCCAGCGGCCAGAGTTCCGGCAGGCTGCAAGATCATCCACTGCTGTTCTGTGGTGGGCGTGGGCACGGTGATGTTGAAGCCAGTGCCTGGGGTGTACAGGTTGGTGGCCACGGTAGGGGCTGCGAATGTCTGCTGGAAGTATTGCAGCAGCTGGGTGATCGAGACCTTGCGTGCGTCGCCGTTGTTGGAGACGTAGACCGGGAGAAGGTCGCCGCCAGAGACCTGGCTGATGCCCGAGAGCTGGTTGATGGTTGGCATGTTGGTTCCTCAGTTGAATTCGATGGGGCCATCTTGACCGGCCAGGACTGGATCGACGGGCGGACGGATGAAGGGGTTATCGTAGACGCGCCAGGGCTTGTTGCCTGCGCCTGCTGGCATGGTGCTGGGCAGTTGTTGCTGCACTGGCATGGCTGCGCGTGACAGGAGCGTGTTGTACGACTCTTTGGCCGTGGCCTTGGTGTCGGGCATGACCTGCTTGCCGTAGGACGGGCCGAGCTTGATCGCCAGGTTGCTGTAGATGGCCTCGTTGGAGCTGTCGGGCACGTTGGTTTGCTCGTCGAGATCGCTGTCCTGGGGACTGGATGGCAAGGGATAGCCGAGGCGGATGCCGAGGGCGTTCCATGCGGCCATCATGGTGTCCAAGCGCCGAAGGGCAGATTGCATTTGCTCTGGCCCGAGGTCAAAGGCGTAGGAGGCCAGTCCGATCTCGTCGAAGGCCTGCTCGATAAATTGGCGCTTGGTCCATCCCATTGTCATTCTCCAGTTGGCGCGGACAGTCTGTCCTGGATCAATTGTCCCAGCTTTTTGTCCTTTGTGCGACCGTCGAAGCGGATGCCGAGTTCTGTGGCCTTGGCCTCCAGCTCTTCGCGGGTGGGGGCTGCGTCGTCTTCTGGGGCTGTGTCCACGACTTCCACGGCTTGGGCTTCTGCCTGGGCTGCTGCTTCTGCTTGCTCACGCAGCAGGCGGTGGTTGATGCCGTCGATGGGCTTGGAGGGCTTGCGAACCTTGACCGGCTTGCGGTTCTTGGCATATTTGGGGGTGAGGATTTTTTCCTGCATCACTTGGCCTTTTTCTTCATGGGCTTGGCAGTCTTGGCGGCTGCTTTGAAGTCTGCGGCTGTGGGTGCGCCTTTGGCACCTGGTTTGCGCATCTTCTCTTTGCTGCCTGCTTCGATGCGAGCGCGTTTGGCGTTGATGTTGGCGTAGAGACCTGGCTTCATTTCATGGCCTTCTTGGGTGCTTTGCTGGGCTTGCCTGCTGCCTTGGCTGCTTTCTCTGCTGTGCTGAGTGCGATGGCCACGGCTTGCTTCATGGGCTTGCCTGATTTCTTTTCCATCTTGATGTTCTTGCCGATGGATTTGCTCGAATAACCTTTGGTCAATGGCATGGGGTTCTCCTATTGAAAAAAGGGGGACCGAAGTCCCCCAGTTTTTTGGCCAGATTACTGGTTGAACAACAAGATGCCGGACATCTCGGGGTTCTTGTTGACCACACCGAACAGAGTGTCCATACGGTACTTGATGGTCATGCTGTTGATGTCGTACCACTTTTGCAGGACCAGCTCGATGCCTTGGTCTGTGCTTGCACGCATCACTGCGACGCCAGCGTCAGAGGGCACTGCGTAACGGCCAGGCAAGATCTCCAAGGAGTCACGCTGCCAGAACACGTTCACCGAAGCGGCGTTGACGTTCAAGAAGGTGATGGCGGCTGCATCGGCGGCGATGGCAACTTCCACGTTCTTGTACTGCAACTGAGCGTCGGTTGGGCCTGTGCCACCGATGGTTTGAGCACCGATGATTGGAGGCGTGATGGTCATGGTGGTGCCGGAATCAACAGACACAACACGGAAAGTCTTCAACTGACCAGTGCTTTGCTTGGTGATGTGGTGCACGGCGTAGACTTCGGCGATCTTGAAAGCGTCGCCAGCAGCAATGCCGGTGGTGCTGTTCACGGTCACGGTCTGGAAGCGGTTGTCCACGTTGATCTGGCCGCCCACTGCTGTGGAGGTGGCTTGAGGAGCGTAGTTCGCTTGTGTGTTGGAGCCGTTGGTGTCGATGGTCTTGCTTGTGCCGGCAGCAGCTGTCAGGCGGTTGGCGTAGTCCATCTTGTAGGTGTCGAAGCCTGCGACCATGCCGACGTAGCTGCGCTCGTAGGCTTTGTCCGACTTCTGGTTGCCGAAGCTGCGAGCAGTGCCGACCAGGTTGCCAGCCAAGCCGTTGTAGTCGCGGCTGGACAGGGCCATGAAGCGGTCATAGTCTGGCACGCCTTGTTCGTTCATGATGGTGTCGCACAGGGAGACGTCATCGTAATCGCCAGCAGCAGCTGCGATTGGAACAACCAAAGAGCCGAGGTTGGCGGCAGAGCCCATGATGGCCACGTTGATGTCGGAGGCCAGCTTTTGCTTGGCGCTCTCACCCAGACGGCCTTCTTGCAAAGCGTCACGCAGTTCGAGGGCGGTCATTTCCCATGGCACTGTCTGGCTGTAGCCCAGAGTCGCGGGGACGGCCAACTGAGTCATGCCCTGGTATTGGCCAGCGATGCTGTTACCGGGTGTGCTGTTGATCGACTGAGCGATGTAGGGCTGTGGACGCCAGATGGTGTTGTTGGCGCGTTCCATCATTGTCTGGTCTGTGTTGTAGACGGCGACGTGACGGGACAGGACCAGCGCGTCTTGGAAGCCTTCGAGGAGGTCTTCAAAGGCGACGCGCTCTTCTTTTGAGAAACTATTGGACATGGTATTTCCTTAAAAAATCATTTTTGAGATGCTGCACGCTTTTGCGCCTTGTACTGCACGACCTTGGTCATGTTGCCAGTACGGGCAGCTTCTTCGCGCAGCCGTTCGAGGGTTGAGTCCACCGCCCCAGAGACTCGGCCAGTTCCTGACACGATTCTTTCGGGCGGCGGGGCTGCCTTGCGGTTGGTAACTTTCAAGTCTTTCTCCAGTTTCGCTACCGCAAAGGCAAACTTTACGGGGTCTTTGATGGCGGCCAGCTCTTGCGCCTTCTTGGGGTTTTTTCCGAGTGCGTAGACGACGAGGGCGGGATTGTCCGCACCTTGCAGCATGACGCCTTGCTGGGTGACGTTGAACAGCTCCTGGGCCACGGCCTCGGCGTCGTCAAAGTCTTTGACTCGCAGCTCGGCTTTCGCCTTGCCGTAGCCATCCAGTTTGGCTTGCCAGGCTTTCTTCTGATTCATAACTTCAGCTTCTTGCTTGGCGTTGGCTTCGTCGGCTTGTCGCTTGCGCTCAAACCAAGTGGCCAGTGCTTCCTCGAATCTATCGGCGTCGTAATCGTGATCTTCCAACTTGGGCTTTGCCCCGAGCACGACCGGCTTGGTCTCAGTCTGTGCGGTGGTTTGCAGCTTGGTTTGAAGTTCGCGGTTTTGGCGCTGGAGTTCTCGGTTCGTCTTGCGTAGCTCTCGGACCCATTCGGGTGCGTGTGCTGGTTCTTCGGGAGGCGGCGCTTCCTCACCAATGGAGACTACAACCTCGTCGGATTCGGCCTCGTCGTCTTGGGCTTGGGCCTGCTCACCTTCGGCTTGCGCCTCGGGCTGCTCGGTGGCCTCGTCCTCGATGACTGCGGTGTCGTCGTTCGTGGTGTCGTCGTCCTGTTCTGCCTGTGTGTTCATCGTTGACCCTGTGAAACTCACCCATTGAAACGGCTGGGTGGAAACCGTATGTGTGCAATTGTCACTCAATTGTGGGTTGATTGACAACTGGCTGTGTTTGTTCCTGGACAAAGCCGCCAATTTGTTCCGCCAAGTTCAGCGCGTGGTCTTGAGAATCCATGTCCACGTTGCTGAGGGTTTCGACGGTTTTTGCCCGGCTGAGTTCTGCGTCCGCGATGGTCTTGACGGTGGTGGCTCGGGCTTGGGCTGCTTTGGCTGTGGCTTCTTCGGCTGCGGCCTGCAAGTACATCGCGTTCGGGTCTTGCGGCTGGCCTTGCATCTCGGCCATGAGTTCCTGGGCCTCGTCGTCGGTGGGCTTGACCACGCCCATGCGCAGGAGCTTCTTGCGGAAGTAGGCGTTGGCGTCGCTGATGCCCTCGCCCTCCATGTTCATCATGGCCATGGCGGTGATCACTTGCTGGGTCTCTGGATCTGCTGTGATCTGGAGCATCCCGGTCAGGGCGCGGACTGTGGCCTCGCGCTTGCTGGTGCTGGATGGGCCGACCTCGGCAACGACGTCAAAGGTGGCGGAGCTAAGGTCGTTTTGCATGACGACTTCGCCAGTCTGTTGGTCGATGCTGGGCTGCATGAGTTCGACCATACCGGCCTCGCCTGTTGGGGCGATGGTCTTCATCTTGCGCTTGTCTTCGATGTAGACCTCTTTGGCCATGGAGAGCCAGATCTCGCCGCAGCGCTTCATGCCCTTGGCGAAGTTGCTCATGTAGATGAAGGCCTGCATATCGACACGGGTCTGGATCATCTCCACGGCCTTGCCTGACATACCGCTGACCATCTTGTCGGCCCCGGCTGGGTTGCCCAAGATGTCTTGCATGTCGGTTTCGGTGATCTGCAAGAGCGCGGCCATGGCCGGTGGGATGTTGGGGGCGCGAGTGTAGGCGACGGGGCCCGAGACGGCCTGGTTGCCGTTCTGGTCGGTGATCGGGTTGATGAGCAGATACGGGTAGTCCTTGAGGTTGTCCTCGGACCACATGACCTGGTGGCCTGCGACCTGCTCGGGGGTCAGGATGGGCTTCTCGACCGATGACAGTGCGGAGATCTCACCCAGCTTGGACAGCTGCATGTTCTTGAGGCGCTGGGCGTCTTTGGCCAGTCGCACGTGGCCCATGCAGCGCTCGATGTTGTCCACAAACCAGCGCTTGCCGTAGACGACCACGATCGGGATGCACTTGCCTGCGATGTAGCCTGCATCCTCCAGCACCCTGCCGCCGGACATGATGTATTTGTGCACGCGCTTGCGCTTGACGCGCTTCTGGCGGATCTCGACCGTGCCGATGGCCGCGAGGGTTTCTTCCAGGGTCTCGTCGTTGGCGAAGTCGGCCTGGGTGTAGCGTTCTTCCTCGCCTGCGATGTTCTGGAAGATGCGGATGGTCTCGGTCTTTTCCTCGACCTTGTAGTACTCAGCGACATACACGACGTCAGGGGTGCACCAGTCGAACTCGTACTGGTGGATGATCTTGGGCCAGTCGGTTGGGTCGTCGCCCCAAGTGTCTTTGTAGGCCTGGCGCGTCATGCTGGTGACGACGTAGCAATACTTGGCGTCGGACTTGTCCTGGCGCTTGGCCCCGAGGTCGAAGAACACCGAGCTGTCAGCGTCGAAGATGGGCTCGATCCTGATGCGCTGGCGGTCGTCTTCGTCGTTCTCTTCGTCTTCGTAGACTGTGCGCAGGCGCCATGCGCCGATGCCGCCGCCGACTGCTTCCTCGAAGGCGTTGTCGTAGGCCTCATCTGCGACGGATGCCTGCTCGTCTGCACGATACAGACCGTCGCAGACCTCGGCCAGCTTGTCGTTTTCCTGGCCATCCTTGGACACGTAGTCCACCGTGATGCGGTTGTTGCGGTACTCGTTGATGATGCGAATCACCGAGAGCATGATCTTGTTGACCTCGAACTTGGGCTTGTTCTCGTACAAGTCCCAGAGTGGGCCTTCCCACTGGCTGCCTGCCAGCGAGTAGAAACGCCGGTCTTGGAGGCATTGCAGGCGCTCGTCGCGGAGGGCTGTCTGTACGTCATCAAACTGCGCCAAGGCTTCTGCGTGAAGGTTGGCGAGGCGTTGGTCGTTGCTCATTCTGGCCATGGGGATTTCCTCAATTTGTGCGATTGTCGGGGTTTGACTTGCAATAGTCAAAGTGGTAGCGCTTCATGTTGGTTGCGCCACCTGTTTTTTGGCAGTGAATGCACGTCAATTTGGACATTGTGTGTTTTGCTCCACGATGCGCCAAGCCGATCTTTCTCTTGTGTTCTTCACTGAGTTTCTTGCCTTGTCTTGAGGCTGACAACGCCGCCTTGTGCTGGTCAGACAAAACCCTGCCCTTCATGGCTGCGACTTGCTTTTGCCTTATTTCTGGATTTTCCCACGATTTTTTGACGGCCTCAGCAATTTTGCGTTTGTGTTCTGCGCTTTGGGTTTCTTTGGCTTTCCAACTTGAGCGATCAATCCCACTCATTTTTTCTGCAAAGTTCCTGCGCAACCACCCGTATTTTTTGTTTGATACCCTGGTGGCCATCATCAAAGCGCCAAAGGCAATGCCTGGATGATCTTGGTACATCTTGGCCAAAAGCTGGTGAGCGACCATGTGTTCTTCTGGCGTGAGCGCAACTATGTTCTGTGGCTCATCACCACCGCCCATGCAGCGCGGTGTGATGTGATGGCGCTCGACGTAACCCGTGGTTGTCCTGGCACGTGCACGCTCGATAATCAAGTTGTAATGTTTCCAATAGTCCATAAATGGATTTTACCACTTCTTCACATTTGGCAAAGGGGTGAAGATGGCGGGTTTGGATGTGCTGGCCCGGCGGACGGCTTCGCAGGCGTAGCGCAGGGCATCGATCACGTGGTTTTTCTTGTCCTCCAGGACTGGCAGGATCTTGCCCGTGAGGGGGTCGGTCTTGTAGCTGTACAGCGTCAGCTCGTCGATGGTGTGGATGCAGCGGGGGTGGACAACGATGTCGTAGTTCTTGAGAAACTCGATGCCCTCTTCCACTGATCTTGGCCCTTTGACCGCTGTCATGATCTTGGGGAAGCCGTTGCGCTTCATGTGGCTGATGGTCTCTGGCCTGGCGGAGTCGGCCACGATGGGCCACTTCTCGGCTTCTGGCACGGTCATGAACAGCTCTGGAGTGTTCACGATCTCGCAGCCGACCATGTAGGCCTCGTAATCGATGTACAAAGTGCGGCCAATGATGTGGCAGCGCACCAGGGTGGTGGGGTCAACTGCGAAACCCCAGTCAGCGCCGAGCCGGTGAATGGCGTCTTTGGGAGCCTCGAAGTCCTCGACCCGCCAGTTCTTGAACACACGGGTGTTACTGTTGGTGAGGTAGCCGCCCATCCAAACGTGCTGGTATTTGTCTGGATCGCGCCGCTTGTCGTATTCCATTTCGTCTTTGAGGACGCTTGGAAACCACGGATTGTCTGTGAAGTTGACCTTCAAGACCTGGGCGTCTTTGGGTGGCGTTGGGCCACGGAGCAGGTGGTCGACCGGGTCGGAGTGCAGGCGCGGGTTCCAGGTAAACCAGAGCTCGGACTCTGGCTTGCGGATGGTGGGGCGCAAGAGGTCGAGGCTGGTTTGGCTGAGGCTTTGGGCTTCCTCCACCCAGGCGCAGTCGTAGCCCTCCAGCGACTTGATGCTGTCAGCGGTGTGGTTCTGCATACCCTGGAAGATGATCGCCCCGTCGCCCTTGCGGGACTTGATGACGGCATCCTGCACCTCGAAGTAAGCGCCGGCATTCATGGCCTCGATTTTGGTTTCGAGCAGACGCTTGACGGACTGGTTGAGCGACTTCTGGATCTCACGCACGCAAACGCTGCGCCGCTTCTGGTCCATGATGTGGGCCTCGATCATGAGCTCGGCAAACATGTGGGACTTGCCAGAGCCTCGGCCACCCCATGCGCCTTTGTAGCGGCTGGGGTTCAGAAGGGGCAGGGCCCATTCTGGGGTGGGGAGTTGCAAGACCTTACCCATTCTTGACGATCACCCGTTCGATCTTGGCAAACTCCAGGGGAGCGCCATCGGCCCCGGTCAGCTCATGCTTCTGGGTTTCGGCCCAGCGCATCTGGGTTTTGCTCCACCAGATGGCTGCTGTGGTGTCGCCTGCCATGACCTTCTGAAATAGGGTTTTCCCCACCTGGGCGTTGGCTTTGGCTTTGCCGGATTGCAGCTCGGTGGCGAAGTGCTTGCGTAGGGTGTCGGTGTCGATGCCCTCGCGGATCAGGACTGCGATCTGCTCGATGGGGAGGCCGTAGCCGCTGAGGGCTTCTACCTGTTTGCGCTCTGGATCTGTGGGCTCGAATGCCTTGCGACCTGAGCCTTCCCGAGCGCCGCCGTGGGTCTGTTGCTTTTTTACAACCGATTTTTCAAGTTTTGCCATGGTCACATCTCCTGGACTGTGTTGGTGTAGCGGGACAAGAGCCTGGGCTTTCTGTGCTGCTCGTCGAGGATCATGGGGACTGCGTGCCGCCATGAGATCTGGTGGTGGATGCGTTTGTCGTTGTTGCCCATCTCTGTGATGCTGACACATGAGGGGGCGTAAAGCACGCTGTAAAAACTCTTGACGTAGGTGCCGAGGTCGAGGTAGATCTCGGTCAGGCCGCCCGAGTTGGTCTGGGTTTCTTTCTGGTAGAGGCGAAGACGGGGGACGGTGACAAAGAGGTGGCCGCGACGACCCCATTCGACGTACATGTTGACGTCCTCGTTGATGCGTCCCATGAACTTGACGGGCCGATCGACTCGGAACAAAAAGGAGTTCATGACCTTGCGGCTGAATTTTCCCTTTTTGATGTGCTTGACGAAAGTGCCCTCGCCGCCACCGATGAAGTCGCCGCCCTGGGACATGGCCACGGAGTGAGCGCCGGATTCGTCCATGAAATCGCAGAGGGCAAAGAGCAGGTCATCGAGCTTCTTGGTGTAGGCGTCTTTGGTGATGTATTCGTCGTTGTTGTCGGTGGTGTAGGCGAAGGCGCTGTAATCGTCATCGAGCTGCCAGAAGTGGGTGAGCCCGAGATCGGCTGCGATCTTGAAGTTCTGGTTTCTGGCGTAGACGACGCTGTTGCGCTTCTTGAGGTTGTCGCCGCTGTCGGTGTTGTCGATGGCCTCTTGCTTGTTGAAGACGATCACTGAGTCGAGGCCGTAGAGCGCCAAGTATTGCTTGATCTGTTTGTCCTCGTCATCACAGACGAGGTAGATCTCGCCCGTGTAGCCGTGTTTGCGGAGGGCTTCGTAGGTGTAGACGCAGTTCGCCCTTCCGTGGGTGAGGATGAAAACTGCGAAGCGCCGGTCTTCGGTGGTCATTGGTCGCCGCCCTTCTCGCTGGCGTAGATTTTCCCCATGGCCTGGGAGAGCTTGACGTAACCGCCTGAGATGGCTTTGTCGAAGTCGATGATGACGAGGGCGCTTTCTTCCATGAGCTGCTGCGTGTCTGGGTCTGCGTGGGCGTAAAACTCTGCGATTTGCTCGAAGTCAAAGCGGATGTGCCTGGTGGCCGCGAGAAGCAAAAACTCTTTGACCTCTGGCGCCAGGTCATTGTTTTGGTGGATCTGGGCTGTCAGCTGGGTGTACTTGGCCGGATCGTAGAGGGCTGCCGTGGGTGGGCAATCGCCGGTTGGTTGGTAGATGGGAGCGTCGATCTTTTTGGTGTACTTGCTGGTGTCAGCGCCATCGTCGTCTGGGTCTTTGGGCATGAGGGCTGCGATTTCGTCTTTGCTGAAACCGATGAGCTCCATGCCAAAGCCGAGGCCTTGCAGCTCTGTTAGTTCCAGCGCCAGCATTTGCTCGTCCCAGCCTGCGTTCATGGCCAGTTTGTTGTCGGCAATGACGTAGGCGCGTTTCTTGGCATCGCTCCAGCCTTTGGCCACCATGACAGGGACTTCGGTCATCTTGAGGCGTTGGGCTGCGAGGGTGCGACCGTGGCCGGCAATGATGCTGCCGTCCTCATCCACCAGAACGGGTGTTGTCCAGCCCCACTCTTTGATGCTGGCTGCCAGCTGGCTGATCTGTTCGTCGGAGTGTGTGCGGCTGTTGCGTGCGTAGGGCGTGAGCTTGTCGATGCTCCAGCGTTCGACTTTATCTGCGGGATTGTGGGTTTTTGTGGTCATGCTGCATTGTCCTCTTTTTCAAGTCTGTTTGCCACCAGGGTGGCGTAGCCTGCGATGTCGATCCAGTTGTCGGCATAGTTGGGATCACCGTTCAGAATTCGTGCGATTTTGTGGGAGATCATTTCAAGGGCTTCTTTCTGATCTGCTGCGAGGTCATCGTAAGCTGCGTGAAAGCAAATCACGCGCTTGATGTTTTGGCTGATTTCGGCATGGCCTTCAAAGCTGCCGTATCTGGCTTCTCTGCCTGCCAGCATTTCGTTGACGTTGGTCTGTTGGTTCATTTGAATCTGCCTGTGGATAACTTTTTTGATGGTTGGCTGGGTTGGTTGGTGTCAGTCTGCGCTGCATCGGTCGGTAACAGGTAACCCCATCTAAAGATGGGGGTTACCGAAAGTTACCGAAAACCGCTGTTTTTGCCAATGGTAACAATTACGTTTTTTTACGTTACAGTTACCAGTTACCGCAATACTGCCTGTGGATAACTTGTGGATAACTATGCTCATGGCATTGATTTCCGGATCAGCATTGCGCTGGCCTGAACTTGGTCGATGACGATCCAGCCATGTTCAAAGGCCTCGATGATTTGCGCTGTGAGTAGGTCTGCGATGGGTTTTCCTGGCACGCTTGGCTTGATATATTGTTTGGCTGAGGCCTCGCTGACGTCCAGCTTTTGCACGAAATAGTCCATGATGGCCGACCGGCTGATATAGGGTAAACCATTACGTTCTTCAGCACCTGATGACCACCAAGCGTTTTCAAAGGTCTTGCGGTGGGTGTCGATCTTGCTGTCCTTTTTGCTGGCCTGGGCGGGTGCTGAGGCCTCCACAACCACCGCGCTGGTGACTTGCTGATCGTCCTCATCGCGCCAGCCTGGGATC